CCCAGGAAGTGATTACTTATACTGCTCGTGTAAGTAATCCAGCAAACCAAGAAAAATTTGATACTGCTGCTGGACTTCTTCGCTATTGTATTCGTGAAAACCACTGGAGTATTTTTGAGCAAGCTGATATGACTCTGGAGATTAATACTACCCGAGGAATAGCGGCGCAAGTGCTTCGTCACCGTTCATTTACATTTCAAGAATTTTCACAACGGTATGCTGATACAAAACTCCTAACTGACAAGCCAGGAGTACCAGATCTTCGTCGTCAGGATACCAAGAATCGCCAAAACTCTATTGATGATTTTGGTGACTATCTAAAACTAAAGATGCAAGGTGAGATTCAAGAATACTTTGAGAAAGGTCAGCAACTCTATGATTCTCTTCTCAAACAGGGTGTAGCAAAGGAATGTGCAAGATTTGTACTTCCCTTAGCAACTCCAACTCGAATTTATATGAAGGGCTCAGCCAGGTCATGGATTCATTATATCAATCTGCGTTCTTCAAATGGAACTCAGAAAGAACACATGGACATCGCAAACGAATGTAAAGATGTGTTTAGAACCTGCTTCCCTGACGTAGCAGAAGCACTAGACTGGTAATGTGAAATTTCTTCATTATGAACATTTTTTATTTGAATTGCAACCCAACCATCTGTGCCCAGGAACATTGTGACAAACATTGTGTTAAAATGATTGTTGAATATGCACAGCTTTTATCAACCGCTCATCGAGTTCTTGACGGTATTGGTTATTACGAACTTTCTAATAAGAATCGACAGATCAAGAGATTCAAACTCGATGAGCCAAGAGAATCAAATCTCTATAAAGCTTGTCATATTAACCACCCTTCTGCTATCTGGGCTAGGAGTTCTAGATCACATTACAACTGGCTCTATGAACTGTTTGAGCAATGTTGCATCGAATACACTAGGAGATACGGTAAATTTCATGCTACCGAATCTTTGAAGGAGTATCTAAAATATCCTCCTACTAATCTTTCAGAATTAGGTTGGATTGATCCGCCTTTAGCAATGCCCGATAAATATAAGCAAACTGACACAATTCAGTCTTATCGTAATTATTACCTCGGAGAAAAAGTTTCATTTGCGAAATGGAAATCTCCAGCTATCACTCCTGAATGGTTTAAGACACATGCCTACTTATAGATTCAAAGATAATAACACAGGTGAAGAATTTGAGAAGTGGATGTATATGGCTGATCGAGAGCCATATCTAAAAGAAAACCCACACATCACCCAAGTTCCAACAGGAATGTATTCCATCAGTGAAGTTGGGGACTGGAAAAATTCTAAAGTCCCTGGCTCATTCAAAGATGTGTTAGGTCGCATCAAAAACTCATATCCCAACTCAACTTTTGAAGTATGACAAGTTCCCGCCGAAGAAAGAATGAAAGCTCATTTGCAGATATGTCCTCTAAAAAGATGAGGCGTAAGAAGCCAATTGATGCAGACCTTATGGTTGATATTCAACCACTGACTCCAGCACAAGAAAAGGTGTTTGAAGCATATGCCCAAGAAAAGAATCTATTCCTTTATGGTGCTGCTGGCACTGGTAAAACTTTCATTAGCCTATATCTTGCTCTTCAAGATGTTTTAAATGAAAAGACTCCATATGAAAAAGTTTATATGGTTCGTTCTCTAGTTTCCACTAGAGAAATTGGTTTCCTTCCTGGAGATCATGAAGATAAGTCAAGTCTTTACCAGATCCCATATAAGAACATGGTGAAGTACATGTTTGAAATGCCAGACGATGCTTCGTTTGAAGCTCTATATGGCAACCTAAAGGGTCAAGGAACAGTAAGTTTCTGGAGCACTTCATTCATTCGTGGAACTACTCTTGACAACTGTGTTATCATTGTAGATGAAAGCCAGAACCTTAACTTCCATGAACTAGATTCTATCATCACTCGTGTTGGTCAGGATACTAAAATTATCTTCTGTGGTGATGTCCAGCAGACTGATTTGGTCAAGACCAATGAAAAGAATGGAGTTCTAAACTTTATGAGCATTCTTCAAACTATGGAAGAGTTTTCCATGGTAGAGTTTGGAATTCCAGATATTGTACGATCTGGTCTTATCCGCAGTTATCTAATTAGTAAATTGAATTTGGGATTCTGACGTGTTTGTACATTTAGATCATGCACCTTTAATTGATTTAGAAGCCATAACCTCAGACAACGGAAGGTTATATGTTACCCCTGAAGGTAACAAGTATCCTTCCGTTACTACTGTCATTGGTGCCACTTCAAAAAAATCCATTCTACAATGGAGGAAGCGAGTAGGAGAAAAGGAAGCTAATCGAATTTCCTCACGGGCAGCTTCCCGAGGTACAAGTCTTCACTCTATGAATGAAGACTACCTAAATAATATGTTCAATGAAGATAAGTACAAGGATAAAGTACTTCCATTGTTCATGTTCAAACATTTAAAGCCCTTCCTAAACAAGATTAATAATATCCATGTTTTGGAAGGAGCATTATATAGTGACAGACTAAAACTTGCTGGACGAGTTGACTGCATTGCAGAATATGAGAATGAATTAGCAATCATAGATTTCAAAAGTTCCACTGAACCTAAAAAGCGAGAGTGGATCGAAAACTATATTGCTCAGGAATGTGCGTATGCAATGATGTATTATGAACGTACTGGTATCAAAGTAAAGAAACTTGTAACTTTAATTGCCTGCGAAAACGGAGAAATTCAAGTCTTCCAGGAGTACGATATCATGAAATACATGAATGTTTTGATGGGATACATTAAAGAATGGAACACTCAAAATTCTATGCCACTTCAATAATGAATTCAGATAAACAACTTAAAAAAAACGGAAGGGGTCCAATACGAAACGAATCGTTTTATAAACATACCCCCCAAGCTACTGAGTCATTTGATGAAATTATAGAGAATAAATTTATGACAGCATCTAAATTTTCCATGGAAGTGGAAGAAATTGTTAAAACAAATCATGGTGGACTTAGTTACATTGACGCAATATTAGTATATTGTGAGCAGAATAGTATTGAATTGGAAAGTGTTTCAAAACTAATTTCCAAGCCACTTAAAGAAAAACTTAAAGTTGATGCCCAGCGTATGAACTTTATGAAAAAAACTTCTCGTGCACGATTGCCTTTATGAATGGGTTTGAAGTTTACAAACTTTACCTTGCAATAAAATTACACTTCACTTCAGATAGCTACAACTATTTTACCTTCAATGGGAAAACAAGAACTACTCTTCAATCTTTTGAAAAACGAAGAGACAAATACTTCTTCAAAAAGCTAGCCACAAAATTTAATCAGGATGAATTGATTCAATATTTTGTGGCTCACTTTGTACAGAATGGTGATACTTGGATCGGGGATATCTCTAAAATAGAGAACGCATCCATCTATTTAAATTGGCTGAAAAAAATTCAGAGCATGAGTTTTGTGTTTTCAGATGATCTAGATGTATTATTGAGAGATAATTCATTTGAAGATCTATTCAAAATCACAACGACTCATCCTCCAATTATAAAACAGTATCTTTCCAATTCTATAAATTTAGAAACGCTGGTTATTCTTAATCAGCTATTAAATTTTATCAAGGACTTTGATAAGTCCATTATAGATCCTATAGTTTGGCCGGACATCAAAAGAAAGGTGGTGAAATACGAACCATTCCTTTCTTTAGATAAACCTAAATATAAGCAGATAGTTTTGTCCAAGGTTTCTAGCTGATGTCGTTTTTTGAACAAGATCTAATTCGTGATGAATTAACGGAAATGACAGAATTGTATCACGAGATTGCTACAATTATGTATAGTCCATATGAAAAATCTGAAGAAACTCGTAGAGATTGTTTAGATAAATTAAATAGACTTGTAGAACTTCAAGAGCTTCTTTATTTCAGAGCAAAGTATTCTAGCGATACAGAAGCCGAAGAATTTGTTAGTATGCTAAGAACATCTGCTACATTCCTTGGGGTGCCTCCCGAGGTGGACGTGTCACAAATCTTCACCCACATGAAGGAAGACATCATCCGAGCCAAGGAGGCACTTGACAAATCTCTCTGACTCTGCTACCATAGTCTTATGGGTTGGGGTCCACAAGCCAAATCCATTTAATCTCACCAATACGGAGAATCCACATGTCTTTTGCAACACTCAAGCGTAATTCAACCAACTCATTCGACAAGCTAAACCAAGAAATCGAAAAGATGTCTAGCACTGAAGGAGGTGCAGACGAAAGGTTTTGGAAACCTGAAATGGACAAAGCAGGTAACGGTTATGCTGTAATTCGTTTCCTACCAGCACCTGATGGTGAAGATGTACCATGGGCCAAAGTCTGGAGCCATGCTTTCCAAGGTCCTGGTGGATGGTACATTGAAAACTCTCTGACCACCCTCAACAAGAAAGATCCTGTAGGTGATCTAAACCGTCAACTCTGGAACAGCGGTAGCGAGAAAGACAAAGAAATTGCTCGCAAACAGAAGCGTAAACTAACCTACTACACCAACATCTACGTAATCAAAGATCCTGCACACCCCGAGAACGAAGGTAAAGTATTCCTCTACAAGTTTGGCAAGAAGATCTTTGATAAGATCACCGAAGCTATGCAACCAGCATTTGCAGATGAGAAGCCAATCAATCCTTTCGACTTTTGGACTGGTGCTGATTTCAAACTGAAGCTTCGCAAGGTTGATGGTTACTGGAACTACGATAAATCTGAATTCTCAAATCCTGGAACTCTAGGTGATTTCGATGATGATAAGCTAGAGCAAATCTATTCAAAGGCTCATAGCCTAGCTCAATTCTCTGCAGATGACAACTTCAAAACTTATGAAGAGCTAGCTAAGCGTTTGAATGATGTTCTACACTCAAAGCC